GCCGCCCACGGAGGCCTGGAGGATGCTCGCCCGCTCCTCGAAGCTGCCCTTGAGCTTCTCGGTCAGGTCGAACTCGACATAGGTCGATTCGTCCGCGCCGATCATGGGCAGCAGGAAGGCGTTGAAGCGCTGCTGGAACATCTGCAAGGCCGGCCCCAGACACTCGGCATACAGCGCCCTGGCGTTGTCCTTACTGGACGCATACGTCTGCGTGTCGCTGTGCCAGACCAGCGACGGGTTGATGCCGTAGGCCGCGGCTACCGCCTCCCGGGAGAGCTTTATCGACTCCGCCCACTGCTGCTCCTTGAAGGACGTGGAGAAGGGCTTGATCTCCATGCCGTCCTCCATCAGCGGGATCTTGCCGGCGTTGGAGCCGCCAGCGCCCCAGGCCTCCCGGAAGGCGTCGATCCAGGCCTTTTTGGTCTCGTCGGTCCAGGGGGCCACGTCCTTGGGGCGGACGATCTGCGCGTTCAGCCGTCCGGAGGATCGCCACAGCTCCCGCCGGAAGCGTCCGGCCTGGATCTGCTCCTCCAGCGTCTGCCGGAGGGCGGAGATCGGCGAAATGTAGCCGCCGGGATTGCCGGGCGAGTACGTGTTGAAGCGCACGAACTCCGAACGGGGAATCTCGATGGCGCTGCCGCCATTGCTGACCACGGTGATGCTGGCCGGCGCGTAGTTGTTGGCCTTCGCCGTGCTGGTGACCCAGTCGGTGGGGATGATGCGCGCCTGAACGCCCGCGGGGCTGTCGGCGTCCGGCAATATCCACACGTAGACGCAGCCAAACACGAAGTACTCGATGGCCAGCGCCCGCATGAACTCATACTCGGTCTGGTCTGCGTTGGGCCGCCACAACAGCCGCGCCGCCAGGCTGGTCCGGTCCCGCTGGCGATCGTTCTCGTCGTTACGGGTGTACACCTTCAGCGGCAGCTGGGCGATGCTGTTAGCCAGGAAATTGACCACCGCCGCCAGGTTGTCCTGGGTGTTGTACAGGGTCCGCGCGGTCAGCGTCAGCACCTCGGTGGGCGCGTCCGGTCCGAAGCTGTACAGCACCAGGCTCGGGCGGAACAGACTCCGCCAGCGCTCGATTATTCCGGGCATCTGCCCGCCTCCTCTCTCAAACAAATATCAGGCTCCCGCCGTTGGCATAGCTGCTCTCGTAGATCTTCCGCGCCGCCGGGTCGGGCCGGGTGGCAGCGGTGAATGCCATTATGCAGGCGAACAGCGGCGCGATGTCGTCCGGGCTCTTGACCCGATCCGGCAGGTCTACGCCGCCGCCCATCCTTCGCAGCTGCATGGTCTTGCCCGGGGCGTCCATGACCGGCTGCGGGAGATGTTTGATCGGCACGCCGCCGCGAATCTCGCCGTTCGGGGATGCAGGGGCGCTGGCGGCGATGCCGTCATAAAAGCGCCCCCAGCCGTTGGACAGCTCCACGCCCTCGATGGCCAAGCGCTCTATGCCCTGGATCGTGCAGATCTGCTCGGCCAGGCCGCTGACCGGCGCCCCTCGGCTCTGGAAGGCCAGCTTCATCCGGCCCCGCATGGCGCGCTGCCTGAACCAGTCGATCGCCCACTCGGTGCCGACCCTGCGGGCCACGACCTCGATGTGCCAGCTGCCGTCCGCCCGCTGGCCGCACACGCCGATGGAGGTCCAGCGGCGATCCTGCGAAAGGTCGATGCCGTAGTAGACCTCGGCGTCCTCGGCGATGCGGGATTGCGGATCAATGCCCGCCTCCCATGCGCCGTCCGGAAACGGCGACACCAGCAGGGTCTCCACCTGCTGACACATGCACTCAGCACGGAATTTCGCCTCCGGGAACGTCTGCCGGTTAGAGAGCAGCGCCCGCTCGGTCAGCCTGCCATAGTCCAGCGCCGGGTTGGCCTGGGCGAGAGCCTCCAGGTCGTCGGTGGCCGCGCCCTCGGGGGCTGACCACTCGAACAGGCCCAGCGTGCTGCCGTCCACGTCGCCGCCGAAGTTGAGCCGGTTGCCCATGGCCTGCGCCCGCAGCTGGCGAAGCACGATGCTGTCTGGGTCGCCGGCGTTGGAAAAACAGACGATCAGGCCGTTGGGCTTGGCGTTGATGGAGGCCGCTGCCGCCGACCAGGTCTCCCAGTCGCGGTGCTCGCGCACCTCGTCCAGCATGACCAGGTCGTTGCTGTCGCCGCGGCCGGCCCTGCGCGTGGGCGCGCCCACCTTGTAAACCCGGTTGCCCTTCAGCACCAGCTTCTTTTTGCCGTTGGTGCGGCTGATGCGCTCCACGTCCTGCGCCAGCTCGGGGATGTCCTGCTGGTCCCGTATGACCGCCTCCCAGACCTCCTCGGCCTTGTCCAGCGAGAGGGATGTGCCGAATACGTTGGCCACCATCAGGACGTTCATGAAGAACGATGCGATGACTTCGGAGAGCACCGTCTTGCCGTTCTGCCGGCTGACCATGAACAGCACCACCCGGAACCGGAACGACCACCGCCCGCCCAGGTCACCGACGATCTCCAGCGCGTGGATCAGCGCCCACTCCTGCCAGGGGTACAGGTCCTTCCCCAGCACGGTGTCGGCGTACTCGATGCAGGCATAGCCCAGGGACGTCTCCTCGGTCAGCGGTCGAAGCTCCGGCGTATAGAGCCGGGGAACGGTGACGCCGGTCATTTGACCACCTGGAATTTCCTGCGCAAGCTGTCCAGCTCGGACATCTCCTTGGGCGCGTCGTCGCCGATCACGTCCCGCAGGGCGGTCAGGGACCGGGTGTAGGCGGTCAGCAGCTTCTCATAGGCCGTGAAGGCGGGGTTTTCCCGGATGCCGGTCTGGCCGCCGCCGTTGTCGTATGGGATGACGATCGCCTGATCCCGGAGGCCTGCCTTGCTCTCCTTGAGCTTCTTCGCCATAAATATGACCTGCTCGGCCAGCACCGTGGCCTGCGGCCTTATTCGGCTGTCGACGTTCGCGCAGATTTTGCTCGCGACCACGGTTCCCACCCCTCATATCGTCCGTCGTAATCGTTGATGCCGTCGAAATAGTCCAGGTATCACTCCCACATTGGCCCACCCCTATCCATCAGCCTCGGAGGGGGAAAAGACTGCCGGCGTTGGTCTCTTCCAATTTCGCGCGCGCGAAGATTTTTGGGCCCCTCCCCCGTTTTTACCGTCAAATTCCGTGTCGTTTTTTGTATTTTTCGTCTACCAGATCCGGGATCGCATGCCCAAATCGTTCTCGCCGTTGGTGCCGTCGCCCCTGGCGCGGTTGCAGCGCAGGTGTGCGGCCGCCACGTTGTCCAGGTCCAGCTCGCGCTCCGGGGCCTTGCTGACCGGGATCACGTGGTCAGGCTCCCAGGACTCTGGCGTGGTGGACGGTCTGGCGGTATAGTCGATGGGCATGCCGCAGATGTGGCAGACGGCCCGGGCCTTGCGATCCCGGTCCCATGCCAGGCGCCGGACCCTCGGCCAATATCCTGATCGTGATGCCATGCTTGCCTCCAAAGCGAAGCCCGCGCTGATGGCTCGGCAGTGCGGGCATGGAAAGGGGAAGTTGTCGAGGAGGCGGGGCTGCGCATCCGCTGGCATCCGTGGAACGTCTGCCATGTCCCCGCCTGTCGACGGTATGATTATGGTGCGCGCCGGCCCTCGGTTTATCCCCGGTTTTCATCCAGCGCCCGGTCCAGTTCGATGTAGAACAGCTGGGCGGTCACGTAGAACTGATTGCGCCCGATGGGTGGGCGCGGGGCCTGGTACTCCCACGCCCGGCCCTCGGTGACGTATTTGAGCAGGCAGCGGGCGACGACGGGCTCGGCGACGGCGGCGGCGCACTGCTCGATCAGCTTCACGCGCCTGGCGTCCGGGTGGTCGGCCAGGGCCATGGCGGCATTGCCGGTGGGGTCCGGCTTCTTCCACGCGCCGCTTCTTTGCTCCGGTCGGTCCACGATCCCCGCGTGTGCCCATGCCAGGCGTCGCCGGCACTCCCGGTACTGGCGGCAAATGGCCCGCAGCTCGTCATAGCGTGCGGGAGAAATGCCCGCAGCGGACAGGCGGGCCGGGTGTTTACGCATGATGGGTCGCCTCCTCGGTCATGGATTTCCTGATCTCCGGCACCTCTCAATCCCTCCTCCGCATCCGCGCATAGATATACGCCCCCGCCACGAAATCCGAATACCTGACGGTGGGCGCCTCGGCCAGCTTATAGCCGGGGTAGAGCTTTTCCAGGATTTCCCGTCCGTCCCGCATGACGTCCGCGGCCAGCCTGGCCAGCCTTCGCCGGGAGACCTTCCGGTCGGAGACCCTCGGCCGCACGATTTTCAGGTTGCGGCTGTGGCTCCACCACCTTCCGCCGGTCTTTTGCTTGGTGAAGTACCGCGCCAGTCCGGCCACCCTGTCGTCGGCCATTGAGAGCGGATCCACGTGGGCCATGCCGTGCTTGTCCTCCCACAGCGCTTTCACGGTCTGATCGTCCAGCCCCGGCCCCTCCACGATGGCGTGAAAGTGGAATTTCGCGGGGATGCCGGGCAGCGGTGGCTCCTTGCCCTCCTCGATGCGCACCAGCCAGCGGAACAGTCTGGGATCGCCGCCGACCTTGAGCACCCGCCGGCGCAGACAGGACAGCCAGTTTCGCACGTCTCGCCGCACCCGCTCCATCTCCCAGGGCAGCTTCCTCGCCGCATACGCGCCGGCCATGGCCTTGACGTCCATCATGGCATAGTCGCCCTGGGACGGATAGGCATAGGTGCCGGTGACCACCACAGCCTCGCCCTCGTGGAAGTTGGCCTCAAGCAGCCGCATGATGTGCCGCTCGGTATTCCTGGCGTTGATGCGGATCATCGCCGGGCTGGACCTCCGCCGCTTCGCCTCCCGGCGGGCCTCGCTGGTCAGCCGGGTGATGGGATAGCAGGCCACCTCCAGCTGACGCCCCGCCCGCCAGGTCACCGTGCGGACCCCGTCCAGGCCACGCCCGTCATAGACGCCATCTGGCAGGTCGAAGAGCAGCTGGTAGTCGTCATGCCTCATAGCTCTCTCCTCTTGTGTGCGTTAATTTATAATACGGTATACAAGCCCGCGCAGGGGCTTCGACTGGGCCCCTGTTTATATATAGTAGGAGTTCGGAGGTCAACGCCCCGCAGCGTGGCGGGGCGCTCAACTCTGAATTCCCGGGGTGAAGGATGTGCGGGCGATACGGAGATCGCCCCTACGGGTTTCGTGTGGGACGGTCGCGGGCGGGCGCATTATGGATCCATAGCACATTTTGCCTACGCGATAAGCATCCTCCATGGTGAACGGGCAGGGCTCTTCGTCGCCGGTGGCCACACAGTGCCCGTGCCGCATCTTGCAATCGTCGCACATGGCGTCGTCCAGCGCGCGGGTCATTCGATTGTCGGCAAACACGCTGTAAAGTTCTTCGTTGGACAGGCCCTCCAGCTCCGCGATCAGCCGGCCCCGGTTCGTCCATTGTCCGATCATGGTCATCGTTCCAGCGTCCCTCCCTTCCGTTCCTCCTCCACCCGCGCCAGCGTGCGGGCCAGCTTGTCGCTGACAAAGGTCAACACGTCGGCGTGGTTGCCGTAGATCAGCTCCAGCTGGGCCAGCATGATGTAGCAGTCGGCCATCTCCTCGGTGATGTTCTTCCGGTCGCCCTGACCGTTCAGGTCACGGGCCAGGGCTTCGGTCAGCTCGGAAAACTCCTCTACGGCCTTGTGCTTCTGGTGGGCATAGCCGTGGTGGGCGATGATCTGCCAGAGATCCACGGCGATCTCGTTCGATTCGATCAGCATGGGTGCAGCTCCTCCTGTTTGTCGGTGGTGGGCGGTGCCGCCATCAGAATGACGTTCTCGTAGCTGGTGCGGTAGCGCTTGCCGTCGATCTCGGCGGTAATCCGTATTCGCCGTTTCACGATTCGCTCACCCCCAGCTGGTTCATCAGCACCTTGCAGGCGTTGGTCAGAGCCGTGGCGAAGGCGTCGGCGGCCTTGCCGTCCTCCTGGGCGACCTCCTTCAGCAGGTTCAGCGCCGTGGCGAAGGTGGGCTTCATCTGGTTCGCGTAGAACCATTTGAATTTCTCGGTGGCGGTAGCCGGAGTGGCAACCTGTGGCGGCAGATTGCCTCCGCTACGGGCTTCGGCCAGGTCGCGGCGCAGCTGCTCAAGCTCCCGCTGGACGGACTCGGGGACGACCTCGACGGTCTGGACCTCGGGGCCGTTGGCGGTTGACGCATTGGCAGCCTCCTCCAGCGCGGCGATCTTCGCCCTGGCCTCGGCCAGGTCCTTCGCCGTCCGGTTGGCGCGGTTGAGGGCGTCGCTGTAGTTCTGGGCGTTCTTGTCAGCCCGCTCCTCGGCCTCGGCCCTCAGCCGCTTCAACTGCTCGGCGGCGGCCTCGGCAGCAGCGGTCTTGGCCTGGGCGACGCTGACCTTTTCGGCAGCGTCGGCGAGGACGCGCTTTGTCTCCCTCAACTCTGCCTCCTTGGCCTCCAGTGCGTCCTGGTGCTCGCCCTCCATGCGCTCGTTCACGTCCCTCGACGCCTTCAGGTTGGCCAGTGTGTCGGCCTGCTCCTCGCGCAGGTCCTCCATCTCCCGCGCGGCCCGCTTGATGGTGTAGTCCTGATTGAAAATCGTCTGCTGGGCCTTGGCGTTTTCGTCCTTCAGTCGCCTGATCTCCTGCTGGAGCTCCCTGACGGACAGGTCGTCGGCCTGGGCCTGCTCGGCCAGGGCTTCCCGCTGATCGGCAGGGGCGCTCAGCAGCGCCACGGCCTTGGAGTAGTCCAGCGCGGCGATGCTGTCGGGGATTCTGCCGTCCCGGCCATATTCCATGTACAGGCGCATCATGTCCTGGGCCTTGCGCTCGGAGTAGGCCACGGCGGTCTCCAGCCACTCCAGCCAGCGGCCCGCCGGGCAGATGGATTTCGCCTCGATCAGCCGCTTGCCCACGGCCAGCGCGGCGGAGATGACGGTGGCGCGGGTCTGCTCGGTGATGGTCTTGATCTCGGTGGCGAGGGCGGTGAGGCGGGCGGCGCCCGCAGACGTCTGCGGGGTGATGGTGATGTCGGTGGGGTCGGTCGGGGCGTTGGTGGTCGTCGGAGTGTCGGAGACCTCTTCCGTCACGGCTTGCGCCGTGCCACCTTCCCCAACGGGGGAAGGCTTTTTGAGTGGCGGATAGTCGACGTTCAGCAGATTGCCGTCGGCGTCGTAGCCCTCGGCTATTCCTGTTCCCTGTTCCCTGTTCCCTGTTCCCTCCTGCCTCGGCAGCAGGTCGTCCAGCTCGTACTGGCCCTGCAATTCATTGGTGTTCGTGCTCTCGATCATGCGCTCTTACGCTCCTTTCTTTTGCTATGTGCCTCGTCGAACGCCCGCCAGAACCGCTCCAGCAGGGCCTTGGTCTCGGGCGCCTTGGCGTATTGGCCCACGTCGTTCTTGTAGCCCCGATCCTGCAACAGCTTGCCGGTGCGGGCGTCGAACTCCACGGCCCGCCAGGGCTTGTCCGGGGCTTCGGCCTTGCGCAGGCAGCAGATGACGGTGTCGCCCCGCATATAGCGCTCGGCATAGCTGCCGATGCAGATCGACAGCGCGCTGCCCTCGGCGATCACCTCGGCGGCCCCCGCGTAGGGGCGAAGCACCAGGCCCTCGGCCTGGAAATCGTAGCGCCGCTTTAGCTTCGGCAGGATCTTGCCCTCGAATTTCGTCCGAAGCGCCTCGGCGGCTTTGATCCGTGCCTCGTTTCGCAGCATGTCAAGCCGCTCGGTCATGCGCTGGTGCATCGCGTGCACGTCCTTCGGCAGCAGCAGCGCCGGATCGGCGTCCGGGGCGAAGGGGCGGTGGTCCGAATAGTTTGCTTTTGGCTTTGGCCCATAGACGCTGACCTCGCCCAGCTCCCGCAGTTGGCTGTAGTAGTCGATCCACTCCTGGATGTACCTGTGCTCCCGGATGCAGCGGCGGATGATCTTACGCCTCAGCCTGTCCGGCAGCAGGCGCACCATGTCGCCCAGCGTTTCTTTGCCCCATTTGCCCCGCTTCGGCAGCAGCCGGCCGATTTCATAGGCGTCCGCCCGGTCCAGGGCCATGGCGTCGGCCACCTTGACCGGGCCGATGTCCAGCCGGGTCAGCACGTGCAGCATGCTCAACGTTTGTTCATTCAATTCGATGCCGTCCCGCTTGATCTCGCCCCACTGGCCTGCGGTCAGGCCCAGCAGCTCCCTGGGATTGCGCGCCCGCTGGTTGGGAATGACGTCCCTGGAGATGTGGGGCTCGCGCATCAGCTCGGCGGCCAGCGGGACCTGGCCGCACTTGGCCAGGTATTCCAGCCATGGGCGGCAGGCGCAGTTCGCGATGGCCGTCAGCTCCAGGTCGTGCCAGCGGCCCGACGCCTCCCGCAGCGTATCGAACACGCGCCCTATGCGGGTGCCCTCCAGGGCCTTTGTGAACTCCGCGTGATCCATGACGATGTCCGCGCCGCCCAGTGTGCCGTTCTTGGTGTGCTCCGGGTGGACCGAGTCCACCCGCTCCCAGCGGCTGTCCCAGCCGTTTGCGCTCCAAAGGACCCGCTTCTTGTACACGGTCACCGCTTTTCCGGGCCTGAACACATAGAGCGCCGTGGTGTTGGTGCCCAGCAGGGCCAGGTGGGGCTCGTGGCCGTTGGTGCTGTCCCGGCTGACCCAGGTGGCCGTCAGGGTGACGGCCTCGGCGTCCAGCACCGACCGCCGCCATTCGTAGAGGACGAACTCGTCAAAGACGCGCCGGTGGCCCTTGGCCTCGTAACGGAATTCAGCCCGCGCCCCGCAGACGGGGCAGGCGTAGAGCTGGCCGTGGCGGCCGGTGAAGCCCTCTATGGGCTTGCCGCAGGCGGTGCACCAGGTGGTCTTGTTCGGGTATTTCCAGAGGTACTGCCTCGCGTTCAGCTTGATCAGGTGCTTGCCGTTCTCCGACAGCAGATTGTCGATTCCGCCGACGTGGGCCACGGCCTGGTCGAAGGTCAGCCGCCGCCCCGTCACCGCGTCAACCGGGGGCTTTGGGGGTGAGAGGGGGATGCCGCACATGCTATATCACCCCCAGTAGCGCGTCCAGATCGAACGGGTCGGGCTCGCGTTGTGCTCCACTCTGAAAGCCTTCCCCTCTGGGGAAGGTGGACCCGCTTGCGGGGCCGGATGAGGTCCCCGCCGTGCCGCCTGGCGCGTCCGTTATGGCAGTGGGCACATTCCCCTCGGTTTTGATCACATTCCCCTCAGTTTTGATCACATCAGGCTCCGGTTTGAGCCCGAAATACCCCGCCACGATCCCGAACACGGTCTTGACGTCCAATATCGCCATGTTGCCGGTCTTGACCTTCTCGGCCTCCTTGCGCACGGCAGCCAGGCTGCCCTCGATGCTCTTGCCCTTCTCCAGCAGCGCCGCCTCGGCCTCCGGGTGGGCCAGCAGGTAGTCGGTCAGGTACTCGCCCACCACCTGGACGTAATTCTCCTTGCTCTTCGCCATCTCGTCCCGGATCTTGTCCATCGCCGTGGCGTACTCCACCGGCGGTGGGCTGGCGCTCTTTGTCTTCGTAGCCATTTGTAAACCCCTTTCCCTTATAAGATCCTTCTCTATGCGCTGGGAGCCCGCCGGAGTTGAACCGGCTGGGGCGGGGATGCGCGGCCCCGCCTTGATACCGTCGGCCCCCATGTCGCCGGGTTTCCCCGGCAATGGATCAATCAAGATTGAGCAGCTTGCCGAACAAGTCCCCGGCGCGCGATTTTTTCTTCAATTCATAAGCATCCTTCATTGCCTTCGCAATTAACGACGCGCCCAACATGTCCGCGTCCACCGCGATGAGTCCGGCGATGTCGATATCGTTGATATCGTGCTTAACGGCGACTCCCTGTTTGTGATCCCTGTCGCCAAGAATCACAAAGCCGTTGCACTCGATGCCCTCTGTGAGTTCCTCGTCCAGCATGACCTTACATTCGGCTTCGCCGATGGCTTCCACCTTGATTCGGTACTTGTACATTCTGTTACCCCTTTCCTCTCAATCAGAGGCGGGCGTGCCCGCCTCTGTGCCACAGGTATGTGTGTTGGTATGGCCGCGCGCCCCGGGAATCCCCACGGTCGCCAGCCGGTGTTACGTGTCACAAGCCAATTGTTGCAATACAACCCTAAATTGCTATGTTCTAATATGCCGTTGATACGGGCTCGGCACGGCCCACCATCTACTGCCCGGTCACCGCTGTATGGGCCCTCATGTGGATGGAGATGGGCCTGGGCGTCACCGCCATGTCGGTGTGCCTGTAGCGGTGGCCTTTGGCCCGCTCCATGATCTCATCCCAATTCATCCTCAAGCCTCCACATCTGTTCCCACTCCGCCGGGGTCAGATTGTCCCAGACCGTGGTGAACATGAACCTCAGCCCGTTGAGAACGGTGACGGCTGGACGCCGCTCCTGGGCCTTGAAAAGGTGGGCCTGGAGTATGCAGTAGCGGACGCCGGTGTCCTCGGCTGCCAGTCGCATGGACTCATAGGTCTGTGCGCGCTGGTGTCGATCGACGACGGTCACCATGTGGGCGCCGTGGGTGCCGCCCCGGCCCAGCTTGAGACCTGCATAACGGCTGATGTCCGCCCGCCGCTCCTCTGTGGACATCCTGTCCCACTCCTCGGCGAATCGGAACGTAAATCCCATGAGCCGGAATTCGTCCGACTTACCCCGACGGTGGCAGCGGCTGGAGACCTGGTCCTCCCGGAGGCTGTTCTGCAGGGCGGCGCGGTTGCAGGATGCGTATCTGGCCACCGTTTCACCCTTGCGGTCGATCTTGACCACCGCCCGCGCACCCGGAAATGGATTGTTCGGGCCGTGGGTCAGTCCTTTGGCGGAGCATCGCGATTTCTTCGGCGGCGCTACGGCGCTCGGCTTCTCGTATGGCACGCGGGCAACCGCCTTCCGCTGCCTCGGCGGCTTCCATGTGCCCCGGTATTTCTCCAGTACCAGGGCGTCCCGCTGCTTGGCGGTGGCCCCGCAGGCCTCGGCGATCAGGTCGGCCAGCTTCGGCACGGTTCTGAACTTGGGGTCGTTCTCCAGGCGGTAGAGCAGTATGTCCGAGACCCGCAGCGGCGGATCCTGCTTCGCGCCAAGCCGTCGAATCTGCGTGCCCAGCTGCTCCAGCTCCAGGCCGTAACGCGCCCTAAACTCCGTGATCCACATGATCGGCCCCTCCTCCCAAATCGTGATACCCCGGCGTGCCCGGTCCCCGGTGGCGGCTGTTGGCCAGCCGGATCTCATTGACGATAATCTCCCGCCGCCCCATCAGGTGGCGGAGGTAGTCGAAATGGCGCTGAAGCGTGTCGTCCACCAGCTTCCCGGCCCGGATGTCGGCGATCATCTCCTCAAGCGCCCGTGCGCATGTGTCGCCCCACTGGCGCAGCATGTCCTGGTGCGTTGTAGCGTGCGGCAGTCGTTCCGGCACGGCGGTTCACCTCCTTCCGGATCGCGGCGCTGTCGTCGGCCTTGGCCAGCAGGATCACGCCGTAGGCGATCAGAAAGACCGCGATCAGAGCGCCCGCGAAGAGTATCAGGAAGCCGATCAGCCAGGCCGCGGCCCCCATGCCGTTGTAGATCTGTTGTCCGATGGTCATGTGTGGTTTTCCCCTTTCCTCTTGTCGCCCCGCGCCTGTCGCTTCGCTCGGTCGCGGGTTTCGCCTGCGTCTTGTCGCTGCGCTCCTGCGCTTGCAGACTCAGTCCTCCCTACGGGTCGGACGCTCTTATGTATCTCAAACTGCCCGCCGTCGCCCAGGGCCTCGACCATGTTCCGCGCCGCCTGGAGCGACGGGAACAGATAGGCCCTGTCCCGGTGGCGCGTCCAGCGGGTGACGATGATCCGGGGATCCCCGGTCGGCATCGTGGCAATTTCGAGCCATTTCCCCTGCCACGTGTCATAGATGATGTGGCGGCCGTGTCTCATTGGTAACCCTCCAAAAGCCTTCCCCAGCAGGCGAAGCCTGCGTTTCAGGGGAAGGTGGCCCGCGTAGCGGGTCGGATGAGGTCGTTCCCCTTCCCGTCCCTCCGGTTGATGGCGTCCAGGCAGCGCGCCGCCTCTCCGGTGACCACGCTGACGGGCTGGCACGGATAACACGCACTCCCCGGATGGTGCAGCATGGCGTTCAGGCGGCTGGCGCATTTCTGGGCCAGCGCGGGATTTTTGTAGCGCTGGGCGTATTTCAGCCCCGGCGTCCACTGTACCCCCTCCCGCCCGGCCATGCTCCGCACAAACTCGCGGGTGACGTGGTTGTAGACGTACCAGACGCCCCGCCACCCTGGGCTGTATTTCGGCATTTGTATCGCCCCTTCACTCGATCCAGGCCCGGTCCGGCAGCGCGTTCAGCAGCCGGTCCAGCGCTTTCTCGCTATCCTTTCGTAGGTACTCGTACATGCTGAATCCCTCTGCTTCGGCCTTGTCGTAGAGCTCCTCGATGGCCTTGACCTGCTGAAGCAGCGCCGTGTTCTGCTCCCGGAGGATGTCCATGGCCGCCTTCAGGTCTGCGTAGCGGCTCCGGAGAGCCAGAAATTGCACCGCCACCCGGAAGGCCTGCCCCATCAGCCGGAGCAGTTGGTCCTTTGTCAGCCGCTTCAGCTGATTGGCCGCGTGCTCTTCGGCTTTCCGCGATTCGTACCCGGGTTCAAGGCCGTAGTAGTCGCCCTCGTAGACATCGAAGCCCAACATGCCGCCGCCCACCTTGTCCGCGCCAATACCAGCGAAGAACATATCAAAATGCTCCTCCAGCGTTTCGTCCCAGTCGACGGCCTGGTCCATGTCCATCCGCATCTGCTCGCACTCGCCCTCGAGCTCGGCAAATGCGATCTTGAATTCCCAGGCGTCGTCTTGGTCGCCGTCCAGCGCATTCAGCAGGGTGTCCCAGCCGTCCTCGCTGTCGCAATACCAGTGGACCTCGGCACATTCTTCCTCGATCTCCGTCAGCTGCTCCTGGATGCCGTCCCAGTGGAATTCCAGCACCACGGGCTTGCGATATCTCAGCTGTTGGGCTTTCTCTCTCCGCTTCTCCTCTGCCTTCGTCATGGCCGCAACACCTTCTCCTGAGCATCGTAGGCGCCCCATATCCCCTGCTAGATCAGCGCCCATGCCAGCAGCAGCTTGCCGGCGAAGGTGTGCAACGGGCCTCGGCGGGTGTGGATGGCGTAGTCGCCCCTGGCCTTGACGATCAGCTGGCAGTAATCCTCGGGCGTCCTGGTGTTGCCGATGGCGACGTGCACCTGGCGGGCGACGCGCCGCCACTTGTCCTGCTCCACCGTGTAGATCTCCAGGGATTCGGCGGGCTGGGTGTCGGCCTCCCAAAAGCCTTCCTCGACGCGAAGCGAGTCCTTTAGGACTTCAGGGGAAGGTGGGCCGACGCGCAGCGTCGGGTCGGATGAGGTCGTCCCCCGTCGCTCCGCCTCGGCCCTCCCCGCGATCACCCCCGCCATCAGCGCCCCGCCGATCTCCGGGTCTCCCCGCTGGATCAGCATCACGGTGGCGCGTCTGGTCTCAGACATACAGCTGCACCTCCAGCGCCAGCTCGTCGGTGCTGTTGTACATGATGGGCTGGATTCGCACGACCTCGGCCTGTGCGTATTTCGCCAATTTATACTTGTCGGCCTCACGCTCTGTGTCGAGGTCCAGCTCGGCGCGCTCGGCGCGCATGCCGTTCGCGCCGTAGATCTCCAGCGCGTAGAACCGGGCATTGCTCAGCCTTATCAGGTCGATCAGCTTCATGGTGTTTCCCCCTCTCAGTCGATTTTGATGTCCGCATACGGTACCCGCACATATTGCCAGCTCTGTGGCGGCCTGTCGATCCCGATGTCGTTGATGTGCAGCGGCCTGTCCCGCACTGGGTACTTCCTGAAATCCTTGACGCCCCAGCCGTACAGCTTCCCGCGTCCCTTCTTCCTGTAGCCCTCGGCCTCGGCGGCGGTGATGCAGGCCAGGCGGGCCAGCTCCACCGGGTCGGCCCCGGTCAGGTTGACGAAGCGGTCGGCTGTGAACTCGGCCACGATGTCCCCGCCGCCTCCGCTCTCACACAGCAGCACCCGGCAGGACTGGCCTGCCGCCAGTCTGGGGACGGTCTTTCGCAGCTCGTAGCGCTTGATTCCGCTTTCCATGTTCCGCAGGTGGCGGCGCTTAATCGTCATGATGATGGTCGGCACGAAGCTCCACCTCCAGCGTATTGACATAGCCCACGGGCCACTGGGTGATGGTCGCCCTGAACCATTCCACCTCGGCCCCGTCCCATCGGGACAGCTTCCGCTTCGGCTCGACGGTGTAATCCAGGCTGATCTCCTCGGTTCGGCTCTTGCCGTTAGCCTGATTGATGATCAACCGGTAGGCCCTCGCCGAGCAGCTTCCCCTCAGCTCCCTGAAATCCATCTCCCTGCCCTCCTCTGTGTGTTATTCCGCAGGCGTCTGCTGGGCCTGCTTCGCAGCCTCGGCCTCCGCCATCCGCCTGGCGTGATTCTGATTGATCTGCCAAATGACCCGGTCCACCTCGGCCCACCGGCGCGCCATCTCCTCCTTGCTCACGCCCGCGCAGCAGCTGTCGTCGATGTGCACGACGGCAGTGCCGCTGATGATGGTCTTCACGATTGCCATGATGCTCACCTCGGTCAATGGTATGTCGGTTGGGATGCTCCCTGATCAGGCAGTTTGTATACGTTGCCCGTTTGGTGACTTATGCCGCAAAAAAATATAAACCATATCTTCTACGGACTTATCCAGCTTTCCGGCCAGCGCAGCCACTTCTTCGATGTCTGGCTCTCTCGCGCCGTTGGTGATGAGATTCAGGCGCTGCTTGGTCCAACCCAGCTCATTGGCCAGCTGGGTCTCGGTCTCATATTTGCCGTAAATCAAGCCGCGCAACTCGACGACCTTTGCCATTTTCAATGCCTCCTTTCGTGTCATCCATTTGGTTACAGGCAAATTATAGCATCGATACGCCCAAAAGTCAACCGTTTGGTGACAATATTTCAAAAATAGTTTTTGGGTCTTGATTTTGGTGACAGCATGGATTATAATAGTAGCAATTCAGGAAGGAGCGGTTATGAATGACTCCATTCGGTGAAAATTTACGGAAAATTCGCATTGAACGCGGTATGTCTCAGGAAGAGCTGGCGGACTTGCTTGGCACATCCAAGCAGGTCATCAGCCGATATGAAACGGCCCAACGCTCTCCCAAAGTCTCCACTGTCGCGGAGTATGCTGAAAAGCTGGGCGTCCGTATCGCCACATTGACCGGCGACCCTATGGACTCTATTCGCTCTACCTACAGACCTGAATATCCACTGGCGAAGACGCTCCACCAGATCGGCGAGCAGCTGACTCCGCAGCTGCCCCCGGAGCCGGATCCGAACCGGCAGGAGCTGCTCGACATCTACGACCGCCTGAACGAGCGCGGCCAGGCCGATCTGCTGAAATATGCCCGGTATCTCAACGCCGACCCCGACATGACGGAAGATGGCGAATCGAGCAGCACGACGGCATGATCTTCCTACGTCCCATCCAAAAAGAGAAATAATGCGGCCATGCCGCTAATATAAGGAGGTATCCCCATGAATTACAGGAACCGAATCCGAGCGCTTGCGCTGATCCTGCTGCTGGCCCTGATGGGCACCAGCGCCACCGCCGCAACGCTGCCCAGCCTGCTGAAGTACGCCAAGGCCCAGGGCTTCGCCGTGAAGACGAAGACAGTCGCCACGAAGAACGCGACGCTCACCTATGCAGAAGCGACAAAGGGCAGCGACAAGCTGACCTGGACCGACACAAGCAAGAAGAGCTACACCATCACCGCCTCCAGTGCCACCAAGAAGACCAAGCTCCGCGACCTGTGTGTGTATCTGGCCAATAATTACAAGTGGTACTCATGCGTGTACAAGATCGACGGCGTCGCCACCTACGGGTACAACGTGAAGAAGGCGACCACCGTCTATAAGACCCTGGCCCTGTACCGCAAGGCCGTGAAGAAGTACGTCGCCTCAAAGAAGACGGCCGGGAAGCAGAAATATGTGCTCAATACCAGCACCATGAAGTTCCACCTCCCGACCTGCAGCGACGTCGCACGGATCAATGCCGAGAATCGCAAGGACGTGAAGACGACCCGTGATGCGCTGATCAGCGAGGGCTATACTCCCTGCGGGCATTGCAAGCCCTGATTGCCATAGGAGGCTCACATGGGCAACATCCGACCGAACGGCCTCTACTGCGCCTATCTCCGCAAATCCCGCCGGGATATGGAGCTGGAGGCAATGGGCCAGGGCGAGACCCTGGCCAGACACGAAAAACAGCTATCCGATCTGGCGGCGCGGCTTGGGATCCACGTCGCCAGAACTTATAAGGAGATCGTCAGCGGCGACACCATCGCCGAGCGCCCCCAGGTGCGGCAGCTGCTGGAGGACGTGGGGGCCGGCCTGTGGGACGGCGTGCTGGTCATGGACGTGGACCGCCTCGGCCGTGGGGACAGCATCGACCAGGGCGTCATTATGCAGACGTTTATGTATGCCGGCGTCCTGATCGTGACCCCGGACAAGGTCTACGACCCCGCTGACGACAGCGACGCTGAATTTTTCGAGATCAAGCTGTTCTTCTCTCGCCGGGAATACTCGATGATCAAGAAGCGCATGCAGCGGGGCCGCCTGGCCTCGGCGCTGGATGGCTGCTACATGGGCTCCCGCCCGGTGTACGGCTACGAGCGCGTCAAGCTCCAGGGCCGCAAGGGCTGGAGCCTGAAGGTCGTGCCCGAGAAGGCCGACATTGTGCGCGCCGTGTTCGACTGGTATGCCCACGGCATGGACGGGCAGGACGTGGGCGCGGCGGTGATCGCCGACCGGCTCAACGGCATGGGCCTGCGCACCGACCTCGGCCACCGCTTCGAGCCCTCCTACATCCGCCACATGCTCCAGAATCCTGCCTACATCGGCAAGGTCCAGTGGAACCAGCGCACGACGCAATATGCCATCCGCGACGGCAAGCGGGTCAGCACCCGCCCGAAGTGCTCCGACCCGATCCTGGTGGACGGCCAACACGAGGCCATCATCGACCGCGCCCTGTTCGACCAGGTGCAGCAGATGTTCGCCACCCACGAAAAGCGCCCAAAAAACAAAATGGCCCAGGTCGCCAACCCCCTGGCCGGGCTGGTGATCTGCTCCGAATGTGGCCGGATGATGCAGTACAAAGGCGACAAGCATCGAAGCAATGGCCTCCTAAATTGCGTCACCCAGCACTGCCCCACCGCCGGCACCTATATCAACGTGGTGGAGGACGTCGTCCTGGACGGCCTACGCGCCTGGGTGGACGCCTACGAGGCCAAGGGCGACGCCCCCGCCCCTGCTCCCTCCGCAGACGCCTGCGCCTCGGTTGCCGCCCGTGCCCAGCTCACCGATCAGCTGGCCACGCTCCAGCAGCAGTCCGCCCGCCTCTATGACCTCCTCGAACAGGGCGTCTATTCCATCGCCACCTACCGCGAACGCCGCGCCGACCTCGACGCCCGCCTCGCCGATGTTCAATCGGCCCTCGCCGCCCTGGACGCACCGCCAAAGCTGGATCCGATTGCAGCGATCCTCCCCCAGGTCCGCACCGTCCTCGGCTCCTACGACCTCACCGCCACCCCCGCCGAGAAGAACGCCCTCCTCCGCACCGTGATCGACCACATCATCTATACCAAAACCCAACGCTGCCAACGCAACAACGCCCCCACCGACCATTTAAACCTGACACTGTACCCCAGAGTCACGCCGGAAGAAAAAGCCAATCTTTAG